TTTATTTTTCAAATTCGCTTCTTCCTTCGCCTTACGATTCGCTTCTTCCTTCGCCTTACGATTCGCTTCTTCCTTCGCCTTACGATTCGCTTCTTCCTTAGCTATTCTATTTTCTTCGGCTTTCTCTCTTGCTAAACGATTTTCCTCGTTTTTGTTTTTTCTTTGTTTTGCAAGTTCTTGAGCCCTTCTAATCGCATTTGTTTTTACTGTATTGAAATTTTCACCATTATTAAACCTTTTAAGGAACGCCGCCTTGTTAGCGTTTGTCAAGTTTTTAGAGTTATTTAAGATTTTACTCAAAAGTCTTTGTTGTTTATTTTTCAAATTTGCTTCTTCCTTCGCCTTTCTATTTGCTTCTTCCTTAGCTATTCTATTTTCTTCGGCTTTCTCTCTTGCTAAACGATTTTCCTCGTTTTTGTTTTTTCTTTGTTTTGCAAGTTCTTGAGCCCTTCTAATCGCATTTGTTTTTACTGTATTGAAATTTTCACCATTATTAAACCTTTTAAGGAACGCCGCCTTGTTAACATTTGTAAAGTTTTTGGAATTGTTTAGGATTTTATTTAAAAGCTTTTTTTGTTGTGCTTTTATCTTAGCTTCTTCTTCATTTTTATTATTTGGTACATTTGGTTTGTTTGGTTTGTTTGGTACGTTTGGTTTGTTTGGTACGTTTGGTTTGTTTGGTACGTTTGGTTTGTTTGGTACGTTTGGTTTGTTTGGTACATTTGGTTTATTTGGTACGTTTGGTTTGTTTGGCACTGGAGCTGGAGTTGGGGTAGGTGCAGGTGCAGGTGCGGGTGCGGGTGCGGGTGTAGGCGCAGGGGTGGGAGGACCTACTGGACCTTGGACAGATGGTTTATTTTTATACATACCCAAACCCTTATTATTTCTCTTAAAAACGTAACCCGGTTTTGATATAAATTTGTTAGTTTTTATGAAATTTTTATTCAAAAATGTAGGTTTGTTTGGTTTTTTCGTTGTAAACGCCTTATAATTTTTTGTATTGGTAGTGGTAATGGTACTGGTAGGTGTTTTTCTATGGTTTACGTTTAAAAAACGTGGCCTCGTTTGATTTTTTGCTTTAAAATTTGTATAATTCACCCTATTTAAATTATTACCTCCTCTATTTACATTATTTACTCTATTTAAATTATTACCTCCTCTATTTACATTATTCAAACGGTTAACATTATTTACCTTATTTAAATTATTACCTCCTTTATTTACATTGTTCAAACGGTTCACATTGTTTATATTATTCAAACTATTTGTGCCATTAACATTGTTTACATTACTCAAACTGTTCAAGTTGTTTACATTATTAGTATTGGCGTTTTCATTAAACGCAATTATATCATTATTGAAATTTTCAATTTGTTTCTTTTGAATTGATCTTAATTTTATGGGTTCATATACTTTCAATCCATGTAAACGTCTACCAATTATATCAATAAGCTGCTGTTTTGTAAGTTTCTTATTCGCATAACGTATTACACCAACTTTTTTCGCAATTTTTCTTAAATCGTCCACTTTAGAAGTGGATTTAAAAAGTGTATCGTAATCTTTCCGTGTTAATGGTGATTTAGCATCTATTAAATACGAACCATCTTTACTTAAAATCAATGGTGGTAATGGTAATTTACCACCCTGTATATATGAATATACTTCACATATTTGATTTTTGGACAATTTTAGGTCTGTACCCGTGTTTTGTTTAACAAGTGACCTGAGATTTCTAATATCTAACCCTGGATCACACGCGTCCATATTGATATAACCCAACAAAAAAGTTATAGCGATATGCTTTTTGTATACATTTGAAACTTGTCTTCGTATGACATATTAAAATTAAAAAGGTCAACCTGACCTATATCTATATCAACAACTTTGGTTTCTTTTATAAGATTGTTTTTTCTATTGTTTAATGTTGAAGAAATAAGCGCTTCGGCAAATTGTTTAGGGTTCTTTATTTCCTCTATAAATTCTGTTTCCATTTTCATACGAATACATAAAATTTTGTATGGTTTTTTATCGAGAAATGGTGCTGTTGGTAACGTTTCCTGTGTACCACCATCTACATAAACCATATCATTATGTCGAAACGATGAAAATATAAACGGTACAGCAATACTCATACATACGGCATCTATGACTTTCATATCGGGGTGAGTATATTTTGAAAAATATTCGGTTTTCGACGTGTTTACACAAAATGCAGATATATACAGTGTTTTATCTATTTCTGAAAACGTTGGATCTGAACCTAATAAATTAACGAGATGTTCACGTATAGGTACCAAATCTACTAAACCGTATGCGTTTAGAAAACACTTTAAATTAAGTTTAACAAGTTTAGTTGAATCAAGTTCAAGTAATTTATATACCGTTTCTTCTACTGAATATCCAAGTGCAAGGAAAGTACATATAATAGCACCCGCTGAAGCACCTGAGTACCCTTTGACATTTTGCAAAGTGTTTTCAACACTTTTAAGGTACCCTAACATGGAAAATATACCCATAGCACCTGGCCCTATAATAAGATATTCATAGGACATGTCACTTAATAGAACTGAGGAAATTGCTTTCGCAAAAGAGCGAACACAACCGCAAATACTACGGCGTGAACGACTGCTGCTGGAACAGTTGTTTGCCCGGACATAAAGACGCCTTTGGAGCCTGGTGGGAGCGTTAAGAGCATACCTGGGCTGAGTGCAAGGAAGAGAGATGTGGATACGAGAAGATCTGTCTTGGTAAGAACGAGACCCATCGCTTTGGCGACAAGGGAGAACGTGAGAAAGAATACGAGAGCGTGGAACATAACAGCCGTCCTGCCTGTAAACCCATCTCTGAATGCGATTTTGGAACCGTCTGTTCTGAGAAGGATACCTGGACTGAGTGCTAAAAAAAGAGATGCTGGAATTGCTACTTTTTGAGACGTGATATCTGGGAGCATGTTTGTATATATATTCATTACATATTTATCTAAGAACCATATTCTGAATTATAAAAGCAAAATTCGACAAAATCGTCGTAGTTTGCAAATTTTAAAATAAAATGCGACATAACTGCGTCGTCTAGGTACTGTTGTAGTATCCCCCACATATAACGAAGATGTTCGTGGTGATATTCTTCCCAATCGTTTATATGTAAAGGTTCGTCAATATTGACTTCATATTCATTATCGCTATGTTCTGCTTCATTACCGTGAGTGGCTTCGTAGACGTATTGACTCCAAACCATTATTTATTATTCTTGTTTCTTTTCTTTGATACCTGTTAGGGCGAGTGAAGTAGATTCTTTTACTGGTAAGTTATCGAGTATAACCTTTAAGGCACTTTCTGCTTGTTGTTCGTTTCCATCAAAAAAAGATGTAAGACCTTCCTTGACTGAGGTTTTGTTTAACCCCGTTTTTCTAGAACTTTTACGGACTGAGATTTTACCTTTTTTAAGGTTAATTACATCGAGACCATTATCAGTCATGAGTTTTTTAACTTGTAATTTAAGAGATTTTTCGGCCTGGACTAAAACCTTAATATCTTCACGGGCTTCTGTAATTTGCTTGCTTAATTCAACCAATTTAGAGACGCTGTTCGAGAGTTCGTCTGTAGGTGTCACCTGAGACATTTTATATATAAATTATACCTGTATTCTTTAAATAATTATTTAACACAATGGTCTACGCATAGTGTCGGACGCGATAGTGGAGTTATTCCACACAAATGGTTCTTTATTGTTTGGTGGATCGGCGCGGACTTGTTGGTTAGCATTTCTAAGGGCGCCACTGACGGTTTCTGGGAAACCAATTTGGGCTCGTGGTTCGAGGAAGTTTTGGCCAGCGAGGACATCTTCTGGGGCAAATTCACCGAAGTCTTCTTGGGAGGCAACTTCGCGTGGGAGCAAGGAGGACGCAAGACCGGTACCGGCCTTCATTTGGCATTCGGATCCTGGTCCGGATGGTCCGGTGACGGAACCCGATGGGGCAAACATGCTTTCCTCGACGGAATAAGTGGATTTTGTGTTGTTGGCGAACATGATATATATCACAACCGCGATCGCAAGCGCAATCAAGACCTGTCTTGGTGAGACTTTGTTCATCTTCAGCTTCATCTTTATATACTATCAACAATTTTTTTTATTCTGTGTCTTCAATGATGTACTGGTCTGGATATGTTTCCTCCTCTTCGATTTCTGGTTCTGGAATTTTTTCTTCGTGAATTTTCAATTGTACGAGATTCCATGATGGACCAAATGCTTTTTTCGCAAACCAAAGTCCTGAAAATTCAATGAGTGCGGTACATGTCAGACCTGGTACAAGTTCTTCAGTAACTGCTTCCTTGTTATGATCGTATACACGTGTTGCGGAGATACGATCGGTCACAAGAGTTTCGCCCCTGGTGTAAGCACCTGTAATGGTCTTTTCTGCGAGTTCTTTTCCAAACCATGTTTTACTATTTTCCAATGCCGAATTGAGGTTTGCGACATGAACAGAATCGATTTTATCCTGATTATCTTCCCCTGTAAGTTCAAAAGATACTTCACCTGTTTCCCCATCAACATCGGTGATGATTAAATTATTCAATTGAATAAAATGCCTTTTGTTCTCGTCGTTTAATGCTTTTGTATGGTATAAACCATCTTCACCTTTGGATAATGTGCTGTAAATCATATGTATATTATATTGGTTTCAATTCTTTAAACCAATGAATGGTATCATAGCTGATTTTTCAAGGATGGGTTTTGGGACCCATTTATCTCTTTGAGGTTTAAAACCATAAAGTGTTTCTTCCATTTTTATGTTTTTTGGTATTTCACGGTTTAATGTGTTATCTGGCCTGAAACTGAATTCATTTTTAATATATGAATGGGATGTATTAGGTTTCCATGTAAGTGAGTTTGTATTAAAACGTTGTACACCACTTGACTGTTTAAATCCTGGTATATTTATATCGCGTACTGAAGAATCTAATCCGTATATAATTTGTTTTGTTAATTTATCCTTTGATGGTTTTGTTGTAAATTCCTTGTATTTTGAAGGGTTTACACGTTTCGCTTTGTATATATTCGGTGTTTTAACATATGAAATCCTTTTAGATGGTGTTTTAGGTGTTTTATGTACTATTTTTAATATTTTTTCCATTGGTTCAGAAGCTTTGATTTGTTTTTTAGTTATTATACGAGCTAATTTAACCATACGTTGTCTATCTTTCTCTTTCTTTTCGGGTCTTAATCCAAGTTTCTGCATAAGGTATATATCATCAATTAAAAATGTTTTACCCGCAACATATATCTTATTATCAATAACAGTCTTATTTGTATTCATGTTTCTATATGTGACACCTCTTTTACGAGTTTGAATAACTTCATATCCAAATTCATTTGGGCGCATAAATGCAATGTCTAAAATTCCACCGAGATTAAATGGTTCTACACGCTTTTTTGATGGTGAATACCAACGTATTTTTAAATCTAATGCGAATAATTCAACATCAATAAATACATTACGTTTTGAAGGTTGATTATTTTTACTTTGTTTTCGTTTTTTTATTAAACTATATCTACGAGTTACATATGGGTTTTTACTATCAAATTTTAATCCAATAAATTTACCAATTTTATCTTTTTTGGATAATATGCGATTACGTATGCGTATATTTACCCTTTTCGAAATTTCACCTAATTTATTCCATAAAAGAAGTTTGATAGCTTGGAGTTTTCCAAAGTATTTTTCATCTGGTTTCATACGAGGTGCAAATTTCGTGTCTATATCACTGGTTATAACCTTATCGGAACGATCTACGTATATATTAAATGCCTCTCCACCACTTATAATAACATCACCCATTGGTTTTAAAAACACAGTAATTTCGCTTATTATTTCGTAAATAATATCACGTATAGAATCGGTAACTAGAACATACACAATCTTTTCAAATGATTTATCAGAGTGTACACGGTTTACACGATTTCTAAATTTTTTTAAATCATCCTGTTCATAATATTTTTTTAAAGTTGAGTCATTAAAAAATAAATTTTTATCCATGAACTTTGAGATCGCAGCATCTGAATAAATATTCCCGTCCATTATTATATTACCTATATAATAAATATGAAGTGTGAAGATACATGTAGATGTTATGCTGATTATGATACACCACGTCCACACAATGAACAGACGTGTGGTACAGTTAAAAAGGGGTATATAATTCCATGTGAATCAGGGTGTTGTGCTGGTGGATGTCCAGCTGATGATAATGACATCAATCCTAGACAGCCATATGCATTTGGTTATCTCTATACTCCACGTATAGATGAATTTTTTGAATTAGCAGTATTTTTAATATTTGCCCTACTTATTCTCAGTACATATATATCGTTTAAAAAACGGACTTAAAGATACATGTCTTAAGTAATATATAAAAAAATGTCTATTGAAACCGTGCTCCAAGAAATTTCCGCTCTCAGAAACGATATCAAAACACTCTCCAAAATTGTTAGAAAGGTCAAGGCTAAGCAAGACGACCCGAACGGTGAAAAGGCGGCAAAGCGTGCCGAAAATAACGGGTTTAATCGTAAACAGGTTATTTCCGAAAAGCTTAGAGCATTTTTGGAACTCCCACAAGGAGAACTTGTTTCGAGAAGTACTGTTACTCGTGCGATTAACAAATACGTCAACGAAAAGGGGTTGAAGCATCCAGATAACGGACGCGTTCTTGTTCTTGACGAAAAGTTGCGTGATTTACTTCAGCCACCAGCTGATACCCAAGTTACTTTCTTGAACTTGCAAAAATACTTGAGCCCGCATTACAGTAAACCAGAACAAAAGGCTTAAAAAATAAATATATAATATAACTAACCATGATAATTGACAGGCAATCTGTAGAATTACTTGTTGGTACAAAGATAACTAAATTAGATTTGTACCAAAAAGCTTTTAGACATAAATCGATACTCAAAGAAGATGAATCTTTAGACGGATCATTCGAAACACTTGAATTTATTGGTGATTCTGTATTAGGATTTGTTATTACAAAATTTTTATTTGATCGTTATGAAAATAGACAGGAAGGATTTCTTACGAAAGCGCGTACGAAACTTGTTAGAGGTGAAACATTGGCGGGAATTGCAACAAAACTTGAATTATATAAATGGGTTCGAATGGATGAAAAGGGTATGCGTAATGAATGGAATAAAAATCCAAAAATACTTGAAGATGTTTTCGAAGCTATAGTTGGAGCCATATATATGGATTTGGGTTTACTTCATGCAAAACAATTTATTTTGAATATATACACAAACCCCGAATATGTAAATATGAATTCAATTATGATTGATGACAATTTCAAAGATCATCTTATGCGTCATTGTCAAACAAATAATCTTTCGTTACCAGAATATCGTGTTGTAAAACACGAAAATGGTATTTTTTACATAGATGTTTATGTCGATAATATGTTTTTAGGTAGAGGTTATGCTAAAAACAAAAAACAAGCGGAACAACATGCTGCAAAACAGTTTTTTTATCCACCACCTCCACCACCCGGACCACCTCCAAAAATACCATACTTAAACAAAAGCCCCTATATGTAAATATATGAGAAAGTATTTAATTATTGCAAGTGGGTTAGTTAGCACAATTATTTTATTGAAAATATTATTTAAAAAACCACCATCGGATTCAGATGTACCACCACCTCTTGAGGACCCGGATAAACCTCTACCACCAATACTCGAGGGTTCAGATAAACCTTCACCACCACCAGTTTATTCACCAGATTCGTCGTCTTCAGATGAGAAGACTATGGAAGTGACATCTAGAAGTGGTCATACTATAAAAACAATATATAAACGCAGAAACCCGAAATTATCTAATATGAAAAAGGATGAACTTATTGATGAATGTGTGCGTCGTGATATAGCGTGTATAGGAACTGTACGTGTCTTAAGAGAGCGATTACGCATTGCACGTGAGGAGGAAATGGCTTAAAAGTATTATCATTTATTTACATAATATGCACCCAAATGTGCAAAAGTGGTTAGATTTTGAGTATGCACCACAAAAATCACAAGAATGGTTGGATCTTAGAATGAATATGCTTACAGCTTCGGATGCAGCTTCGGCTATTGGTGTAAATAAATACGAAACACCACATCAATTGTTATTAAAAAAATGTGGAAAGGGTGAACCATTCCATGGTAATGAAGCAACACGACACGGTGAAAAATATGAAGATGAAGCACGTATCATTTACGAACAAAGACATGGGGAGGTAGTACATGAATTAGGGTTATGTCCACATCCTAAGTATCCATTTCTAGGAGGGAGTCCAGATGGTGTTTCAGAATCAGGTAAGTTAGTTGAAATTAAATGTCCTATGATGAGGGAGATTAAACCAGAGGTACCAGAGCATTATATGCCTCAGTTACAGTTATGTATGGATATTTTAGAATTAGAAGAAGCAGATTTTATACAATATAAACCAGCTGATTTTAATTGGCCCAAACCTGAAGAATTTGTTGTTGTTAATGTGAAAAGGGACCGTGAATGGTTTGCTAAGTATTTACCAGTTATGGAAGATTTTTGGCAAAAGGTTCTTTATCACCGTGAATATGGTATAGAAGAACCAGTTAAAAAGACGCGTAAAAAGAAGGAACTTATTAGACCCGAATGTATTATTTTAACGGATTCGGAGGATGATTATATCGAACAATAATAATATTTAGTATATAAAAATACCCTTTTTATATACTACATATACAACCTAAGTTATAAAGAAACGTATAACAAAATAAAACTTAAAATGAAATCTATCTGGAAAGCGTGTGAAAACGGCGAACTCGACGAATTAAAAAAACGTCGTAACGAAATTAATGAAATAATCGAAGAACTCCCAAAGGATGGTGATGATTTGAGAGAAGATGAAGACGATATAAGTTTTGCTATAGCATTCTGTAAAGATCACGATACGGCTTTGGAAATGTATAAATACCTATACGAAGAGTGTGGGTATCCTAGACATTGTAAATATTACGCTATGATCGGAGCAGCCGCATCAAGAAATGCAAAACTTATCAATTACATGTATAATAACCTCGAAGAAAACGAAAAATCATATTTTCTAGGTGAATTAGAGGACGAACTTGCGATGACGGATCATCCTAATCCAAGTGTATTCATTGAATATGCTTTAGTCGAGTTAAAAAAATAATGTTTAAAATAATTAAATATGGGTCCTCTTGTTGAAGATTATGTAAGGGATGGTATTAAGTTTTCAAATGAGCTTCTTGATGCAATAGAAACTATTTCTGAAAAATATAACGAACATATTAGTGTATCATTAGAATTGGGTCACTTCAGGGACATGGGTAAGACCATGTCAACTGTAGTTAGAGGTATTATACGGTATAATGACATGTATAGAGATCTTTTAAATGAATTTACAACGGAAGAGCGAAAAAAGAGGTTAGAAACAATACCCGAGTAATGTGTAAATGATACAACAGTATGCCGCACACGTATATAAAGTACTTGGTCCCGGTTATAGCGAGCGCGTGTATCACAATGCGATGGAAGTTGTCTTACGGAAAAATAGGGTACACTACGAAACGGAGAGAATAGTTCCTATTGTATTCGAAGAACATACAATAGGGAATCTTCGCGCCGATTTAATCTTAAATAATAAAACTGTTGTCGAACTCAAATCGGTTAAAACCGTGAACGACGTAATGGTAACACAAGCTCAGAACTATCTACGTTTGACTGGTTTCCCGGAAGCGTATTTAATAAATTTTCCACCTACACTTAACTCTCAGTTAGAGGTTAGATATGTGACTTTGGATTAACGAATATTAATACCAACTGCTTCACATTTAGCGATAACAGGCCCCTCTAATTCAGGTCCACTTCTACCACCAAATGCATTTGAAAAATATTCCCCATCTCTTATAAATTCCTTTTTAGATTCATCCCAATAATATATAGGGCGTTTTTTATCTTTATTTTCATTACCAATGTCCTTGAGATTGTTACAATACACCGATACATCTTCACCTTCGGGTGCATTTTGAACATTTTTAAATAATGCAATTGATGAATCTATTGAAGACTTATCACATATCTTTTCTGGTTCTATACCTCTCCCTATATCATATACCCTTTCTAATATAGTTTTTTCATTTTCTGATAATGATTGACTGACAGATTCCGCAGCACTCGTTCCTTTAGTTTCTTTCATATATTTATACAAATTCTCGCAAGATTCTGGTGTAGCATCGAGGGCTATAACAATTTGTATTAATTTTTTCATTTTTTTCAATACATATTGTGATGTGTTTGGTATAAAACCACCAAAGAATGCACCGGCTCCTGCTGATGAACTACAGCAACAGCATGCCAATAATATATAGAGTTTATTCATTTATATTAATAAACATTTTTTTATGGTAATGCAGGTGAAGTATCTTCACATTGGTTCATTAGATACATAACTGGTATCATTTGGTATATTTTTTTCCATTCACTTTTAGATTCCTCGTAATACTTTTTAGGATCTTTAAGACCTTCATTTATAATTTCGTTTATCTTTTCTGTGTAGAACCTGATTTCTTCTAAACAGAAATTGTAATATGGATCGTTATCCATTGCATATATCGAAGTTTTATCTTTTAAGCTTATCGTTTATGTTTTGGAAAACTTCGGGTGTATTTCTCTTTTTATTCGCAAAGTTCTTGAGCATATTACTCAAACTATTATAAACAACACCTCGTCTCAATGGATTTTTCCTAGCTTTCGATTTCGTCTTTGATTTTTGTTTTGGGGAATTTGGATACTTATTATTGGTCTCCTTTTGTAATTTTTTAGAATTACATGAACGTACTGGGAACGACATTTTTATTATATACTTATATTTTAAATTGTAGGTATATATTCCCATTTTAGATCGTTACATATCTTTTTCCATATAACATCTTGTTGGTATAATTTTTCTTTAGATTTCAAAAGTGGGAAATATTTAAGATATTTATCTTCACTTAAAAGTTCACAAAATTTATACAAAACATACGAATAACTTAAAAAGTTTTTACGTTCACTTGGACAATTATCATCAAATGGTTTTTGTATATCCTTGAACATTATACGCAGTCGTTCTTCGAGTTCTTGGGGCATTGAAGGTGGTTTTATTCCACTTAGAATATTTGTAATATATGGAACGTGTTCGTAATATTTATTCAATTTTAGTTTTTTCAATAGAGTTCGTATTCGTGCATGTGTAATTTCATCTAAAACTTTCACTTTTATCTTTTTGAGTTCATTACGTAGTTGTTCTATTACTTCCAGTGGTATATTTGTAGTTTCTTGTGCTTGGAATTGTGACAACCATTCATTAAAGTGATTTTCTCGTTTATATGAATAGTTTACTATTTTTTCGGATGTCTCCTGTTCTTCTCTATATGTCAATTCTTCACTTATAAGTGTTGCTATAATCATTCCACAATTATCACATACAAGATCACTTGTATCTGAAAAGTGAAATACATTACTTTCTGGGCATCTTGGACATACATCTCTCTTTTTTTCTATTTTTCTATCTATATTACTTACCTTTTCTACATCTATCAGGTAATTATTAAATATATCTTTTCTTTGTAACCCAGCCGTTTCTTTACAGTTGAAAATATTATCGGTTTTTACTTCCTTTTTAAGATCATCTGTATAAAGTTCAAGATATGGCATACATTGAATTATATAATCAGACATTTCACTTTCATATCTGGATTTATTTTTAGGGTCTTCTTTTATAGATTTTTCCCATAATTCAATTTTATTATTATACCTACTTAAAAAATTGCCTTCCATATTAAATATTATGTTGCTTAATCTTTTAACTAACGTTATAATTTGGGTACATACTGTTATAAAAGGTACATTTTCGAAGCCAGATTATAAAATTATGGATACGTCCATGGAATATTTTTTAGATAATGAAAAGGCGCCTATACCAGATGAATTAGATGAGTTTTGGAAGGAGGAGTACGACGAATGGGATGGTGAAACGGAAAGTTTTTTTAAAGTAATAAATCGTACAGAATATAAAAACACAAAAATTCCGGACAATGTTACTAAAACTATTGTACGTGTAAAATATTGGTATAATGACATATTATACAAATATTTAACATATGATACGGAACATATATGGCCACCGGAACGTAAATCTGGTGTTGTGTTTAACATACCAATCGTTTCAGCAACTTTGCTAGATTCGGATGATAAACCTGTAAAGGATTTATTAAATAAGATACGACGTTATGCGGGTCCGCGTCATGATTTTCATAATGAAGCTGTTAAAATAAGTGATATGTTATATTATGATATTGAAACACTTGAAAATGAATTTCCTCGAATAAAATTGAAAAATGTATTAGGTATGCAAAAAATAGTGAGTACTGTTGATGGTTACGTTACAGATCTTCGGGTACCTTAGATGCTAAATAAAATTTAAGTTCACCTAAATTAGCGACATTATATTTTAATATCAAAAATCTATTCTGTTCTTCTTGCATAATCTGAACTGTAGAACACATACTCGTTGCTTTTGTAAATATATTCATGTATCGAAGAGAATATTCACCTGAAATTTTAGGACTCTCTTCCATACATTCAATATTTGTTTCTTGATTTGCAAAATCTCCCATACATTGTAACTGTAAATTTTTACCTTCTCGTGTTATTTGTATATTATTTCCTATATTATGCATGTCTCTACATATTCTCTGGAAATCCATAGATGCCATAGGTGTAATTGTTGTCATATTCATATCTGGTACTTCAATTTGGTTCTCATTTATATCGAGTAATTTTAGAGCAAATTTGGTACATGTTTTTTTAGATTCATTATGAATTTCTATATTCATAAATTCCTTACAATTTATACTTATTACGAGAACATCGTTATTTGTTATAGATTTTAAAAGTTTAAATGTATTTGAAACATTTATACCTGCAATTACATCTGATTCACAAACATATTCCTCAAAGTTATCAGATGATAGATACATATCTACCAAGGATGTACGAGCTGTATCAAGTGTTACAATATATACACCGTCGGGTTTAAAATATATATTTACGTCATTAAGAATATCTTTTAGTACTTCAAAAGTTGATTTTATGGCACTAGCCTGTATAGTGGCCAATTTCATACCTGAAATATATATTGTTTATTTCTTTATATTCTTATTTACTTACTTTGTTGTAAGCGTCTGAAACACTCTGATTGATTTTATTTTCAAGTTCTGGTGTCATGGGTGGTTGCAAGGTCATACCATAATCATCTAAACCGAATAAATCCCCTGAACCTTCGCCATCTAATGTCGTTGTAGAGCATCCACCAAAATTACATGTTTCTAAATCCTTCACAGGTAAAAGTGATTCTAACCAATTTCGTATTTCATTACCAACTAAAAGTTTTCCATTTTTTGTAAGCATTGTGGGAACGCGTGTAATTTTGTTTCTGTACTGGGGAGGTATACCTAATGTATTTATATTATGATAACTAACAATTTGTTTTAATTGTTGATGTTTACTGATATAATCAATTATATCCAAACTATGATTACATTGTGGACTATAAATTAAAAGTGACATCTTAAAAATATATTTTAAAATTATTTTATAAAAAAAACACAAAATCGTCTTATATCTAAAAAATTATTTTTTTAAAAATGATATAAACTTGTTAAGATAGTGTGTATACAATAATTTTTTTTAATATTACTCGTCGATTTTTTAGACAAACTTTTTCCTCAGACTATATCATGGCCACACTATTTATTCTTGAAAATGAATTTTTAGGAACATGGTATGTAGGTAAAATTAAACAGAGATTTGGGTCTAAGGGAAATCCTGTGTATAGAAGTATTACACAAGATGGTTTAATTGATAAATTATATAAAAAATATAATGATTATGATAACCCTGGTTTAAATTTAATGTTTTTAAATGAACATAGAACTACATGTCATGGTTTGGGAAGGTGGTTATCACGGTTGGAGTATGAAATTAAACGTAATCCCGAAAAATATGATAATATTGAAAAATTGTTAAAAGCTGGCTGGTATCAATCTGATACTATGGGTTATTCATCTATATATGTATTAAATGTATCGGAAAATAAATTAAATGAAATATATGTTGATTTAAAAAAGAACTGGGGTACTCCAGATGATACATGTAAATTACGAAGTGATTATAAACTCAATACATGTTTAAATAATACATATATTACACGTAAGGAAAAATATAAGAATGATAAACAAAAAACCGAATTTTTATACAAAATTGCGCGTCGACAAGTAATTTATAGAATGAATAAAGGGATTAAACCAAGACAGAAAACACTTGAAAAATATAACTTAAGTGGTTTGTCATCACAATCTAAAATAGAATAAAATGGAGGAACAATATAAACGTGGTATATCCCTACTTAACGGTCAATTATATAAACATCAAAAGGAAGGGTTATCATGGTTACTTTCTATGGAAAATCTAAATCGTGGACCGCGAGGAGGTTTTTTATGCGATGAAATGGGTCTGGGTAAATCTATTCAAACAATTTCGGTTATATTGGGAAATGTAAAAAAGAATACACTTGTAATTGTACCAAAGTCTATAGTCACACAATGGAAAAATGAATTTAATAAATTTGCACCTTCATTAAACGTGTTTATATACGATGGTTCCGAACGAACGAAATATTCAGATGATTTATGTAATTCTGATGTAGTTATTGCCCCATATTCATTACTCACCGAAGAGATGAGAATGTTACATAAAATTAAATGGGGTCGTGTTGTATTAGATGAAGGTCATGAAATAAGGAATCCGAGTTCATCAAAATTTAAAGCTGCGTGTAAACTTCATTCTGATATTCGATGGATTCTATCTGGTACACCAGTATTTAATAGCATGAAGGATTTTATTACGTTATGTGCATTTATTGGTGTTGATAGAAAACTTGTACAAGGAATGACTACACGTGTTAAAAATTTGTATATATTGAGACGAACAAAAGAAGATAATCCAATGCTTGAGATACCCAAATGTAAATTTGAGAATGTTGAACTTGAAATGTATCCCGAAGAACGCGCGTTATATAAACATGCATTTATAGAGTCACAAGAGACAATCAAAGATATTTTTAGAACAGCTATAAACGTTAATATGTATAATATGGAAATATTCGAGTGTTTATTACGTGCGAGACAAACAATGATTTACCCACAAATGTATATAAATGGTATAGCAAAAAAACGTGGTGATATACCCGAGTTTTGGGAAGGAAGATCTAAGAAAATGGAAACGCTATTTAAAATGATTTCGGAACACCCAGATGAAAAAACACTTGTTTTTTGTCAATTTAAACAGGAAATGGACTATATACGTGATAATTTAAAATGTAACGTATTTCGTATAGATGGTTCTGTATCAAAAGAAGATAGAGAAAAACAATTGAAAATGTTTAATGAATCACCACAAAATAGTGTATTTCTTATACAAATAAAAGCTGGTGGTCAGGGTTTAAATATTCAATGTGCTTCCCGTGTTTATTTCACCGGGCCGTGTTGGAATCCTGCGACTGAATTACAAGCTATTGGTAGATGCCATAGATCGGGACAGAAAAGAACGGTATATGTAAAGAAACTCATTTATGTTGATACACCTGGGTATCCATCAGTTGAACAGGCTATGATAGCTTTACAGGGGCATAAGTCCATTTTATCAGCTGAAGTTTTAAAAGATGATAGGTTAAAAAATCAAATACCAACAGGAAATAAGACGAGTGATAAAATTTCAATTTCAGCAATTCGAAATATTTTCCGTGTTTAATATATAATACAAAATGCAAACATTTGGTTCTAGAGCTGAAGTGTTCCACGGAACTGCGATGAAAACTACAGGGGGTCTTATGAAAAAGGATCTTGAACAGGATAAATATGGGAGAATCATTTCCAAAGCCGCTTCCAAAGCCGCTTTGGCGAGAATGAAATCTGAAGGTAAAAAAGCTATGGTTAAGGTTTTTAAACCAAAAAAATCGGGGTTTAAACTCCAGCCAAAATCGGGAACTGCTGCTTATAAAAAACTCATTAAGAAAATGTAATGTAATAGTAAAAATGACGTTGTCTAAATGGAACGAATCCGTTCGATTAGCCAAGATTAAGCAGGGTTTGAACCCAACATCATATATGGAACTCAAAGGTAAGCTTCTCAAAGAAGCTCAGGCTATTTATCAAATTCTTTTAATGAATGATTCTAAACTCCGATAAACTGGAATCCCTTAAGTCTCTGTGGTTCATAAACCACGAGCGAGTTAAGTTTCCAGCTCACACCGAACTTTTTATTCAAAAAATATACACTATTCATTTCAACAACTGCTGTACCTGACTGTCTAGAATACAATCCGTTACTAACTTCGTCGTATAAAGCTTTTTTATTTTCATCATAAACGTGTGATTTTAGTTTGCCATCAAATGTTGAATCAACTTTAACTCTGAATTTTGGTTCCCTATCAGGTGATTCTTTAATGTTAGAATTAAACATTGGTTTAAGTTCATTAAAATTCATTTTTTTACCAAAAATTCTTTCACTCTGTTCAGATACGGAATGTATAATTTTATCTTCGAGATCATGTAAAACTTCATAAAACCTTTTTACATAATTTCCATCTTCGTCGTATCCTTTCATAGCGAAATCAATATTATACTTTGTCGGTCCAACTTCAGGTGTAAAACCCGAAATACCAAATGGCATATACATTCGAGGTATTTGAAATTTCATTACTCCATCTTCATTCGTACAGAGTGAAATTTTTCGACCATCGTAGTTGGCAATTTTCAGAGTTTCAAGGGCATTTGTAAATTTTGCCATTATAATATAAATTTATATATATTACAAACTTTAAGTTAAAAAATGTATTTGTTAAGATTGAAAATTATACAAATACACGTTTGGTACATGTTGACAAAATATAAATTGTTTAGGCGGAACACATAGCACACTCCGCTTCTAGACTATATTGAATAGGTCTCGCCTTTGCTTTACTTCGTAGGTAATACATACCTGTTTTTAATCCAGTTTTCCATGCGTACATATGCATAGATGAAAGTTTAGAAAGTGTAGGACTTTCTACAAATAAATTCATACTTTGACTTTGGTCTATATATACACCTCTATCGGCAGCCATATCAATTATAGTCTTTTGAGACATTTCCCACACTGTTTTGTATAAGTCTTTTAGGTCTTGTGGAATATCTATAATATTTTGTACGGAACCATTTGCCTTAACCATAAGATCTTTCATTTCCTTAGACCATAGACCAATATTCTTTAGATCTTTTACCAAATGTTTGTTTACTACAACAAATTCACCCGCGAGTGTTCGTCTTACATATATATTAGTAGTATATGGTTCGAAACATTCGTTATTTCCTAGAATTTGTGATGTACTTGCAGTTGGCATAGGTGCGAGGAGGAGACTGTTTCTGGTACCATTTTTAACGAGTTTACGCATGGCTTCCCAATCGTATCGTCCGCTAAATTTCGGGTCGCGATCCCACATATCAAATTGGAGAATACCTTTACTGAATGGTGAACCTTTAAAAGTACTATAAGGTCCATACATATCAGCGAGTTCGCAAGACGACTCAAGAGACGCGTGGTAAATTGTTTCGAATATATCACGATTTAATTTTCTCGATTCTTCGGACCCAAATGTCATTCTTAACATGATGAATACATCGGCAAGACCTTGAACTCCAATACCTATTGGACGGTGACGTGTATTTGAACGCATACCATTTTCAGTTGGGTAGAAGTTTTTATCAATAACTCTGTTTAAGTTTCGTGTAATCATTTTTGTCACTCTATGTAATTCTTTATGATCAAACTCCTTTTTCTCGACATCTACGTATTTTGGTAGTGCAATAGAGGCGAGATTACATACGGCTGTTTCATCCTTATCAGTATATTCCAAAATTTCGGTACATAAATTTGATGATTTAATTGTACCAACGTGCTTATGATTTGATTTTTTATTACACGCATCCTTATAGAGCATATAAGGTGTTCCTGTTTCACTTTGTGATTTAATAATCGCTTTCCAAACTTCCGAAGCTGGTACAGTTGTCGTAGCGAGACCTTCTTCTTCGTATTTTTCGTAAAGATCTTCAAATTCTTTACCATAAACATCAGATAAACCCTTCGCTTTATCCGGGCAGAATAACGACCAATTACCACCTGATTCAACACGTTTCATAAACAAATCTGGAATCCACATTGCTGTAAAAAGGTCTCTACATCTTGCCTCTTCGTCACCCTGATTCAAACGAATTTCGAGAAAATCGAGTATATCAGCATGCCATGGTTCCAAGTACACTGCAATAGACCCTTTACGACGCCCAGCCTGATTGACATACCTCGCGGTTGAGTTGTATACTCTAAGCATGGGAATTATACCATCAGATGTACCATTTGTACCTCTGATATGGGATTTATTTGCACGAACATCATGGATATGTAAACCAATACCACCAGCCCATTTACTAATTCGAGCACATTCCTTTACAGTATCATATATACCGTCGATACTGTCTTCCTTATTTGCAATCAAAAAACAAGAAGACATTTGTGGTCTGGGTGTTCCAGCATTGAATAATGTAGGTGTAGCGTGAATAAACAAACCTTTTGATAATGCTTCATACGTTTCAATAACATGGTCTATATCATGACCATGAATACCAATAGCTACACGCATGTATAGATATTGTGGTGTTTCGATAATTTCACCATCAATCTTCTGAAGGTATCCTTTTTCAAGAGTTTTCAGACCAAAATACCCGAAATCAAAGTCGCGTTCTGGTTTAATATTATCCTTAACCTTAGAAGAAACTTCTAAAATTTCGTGTGTGACAATACCAGCCTTATGGAGTTTACGCATAGCAATATGGAAATTATTAGAAGCTCGTTTCTGAATATTACTTGCTGTTATACGGGTCGCTAATACTTCATAATCGGGATCTGATGTGATCATACCAATACATATTTCAGCGGAAAGAGTGTCTATTTCGTGTGTTTTTATACCATCATAAATAGATGAAAATACTTGTTGTGCTATTTTAGTAACATCCACAGATTCGGAGAGGTTGTAATTGAGTTTTGATATCCTGTTGGTGACGTTATCAAACTTTACGTCTTCAACACGACCGGAACGTTTCGTGACTCTCATTATATAATTACTATGGATCTATTTTTTTAACTTACTTGGTGCATTTATGACTAAAATCAGCACTTCTAACAGTGACTGGACCGAGTGTTTCAGCCAAGCGATTGGGCTGGAGAGAAGACGAATTTACAAAAAATTTACCATTCGCGTCACCAACTTTGGCGACTGGTGGGTACGATGCAACAAAGCACTCTGGAGCTTTACATATTGGTCTTTCAATATTTTCTGGTTTGGTAGAATATGCTTGATCGAAATCGGAGAGGATTAACATTTATATTTACTGATACTTTTTTTCCAGGCCTATATTAAATGTGTGACGCTCTTCACATAAATTCACTCAAACAGTGCCCAACTCCATTGAACACATTGTTCTTTTCGGAGTTCAATATGAATTTGCTTCAGCGTGGTATTCGCCAGAGTTTCAGAGATAAAACTGGTGTTGCTATTGATTATCAGAATCCAAGTGATTTGTATAGTATAATGCGTGTTGTGTTTATAAACAACTCAGGGGACCCCAATGCTAATGTTCAAGAACAAGTAAAATATATGAATGGTATTGTTATTAAAACGGCAACAGGTCAAATACAAACGGGTGTTTCTCAATACATGGGGTATATCCATGATGTGGAAACACTTAGTGTTCCAATCGATAGACCCAAAAGTACTACAAACTACGGTAATAAGTTTGGTAAAAACGAAAAAATCGGGTTATAATATAATTAACACGTAATTAGCATTAATTATAATACAAATTTTTGATTATGGTTTGTATTATTAAATTCTATAGCCTTCAACATTTTGAATCCCTTCGCTGACTTGCATACGACCAGCATCTCCAACATTTTGAATTCCTTCACTGACTTGCATACTACCGGCATCTCCAACATTTTGAATCCCTTCACTGACCTGTCGATGAGTCAATGTGTCATTTTCTTCAATAAGATGTCCTTCTTTTACACGTTTAATTTTATATTTAAGGTTTACATTTTTTACATAGACGTCTGATCTACCCTCGCAATCAAATAACACCATATTCTTCGCATGACGAATTTCAAATTCGACTTTTTCTTCTTCGTCATTTCTAACTTTTACATAATGACTACCTGGAAGAAGTTGTATATTAGAAAGTACAATTCTTTTTATTTTTTCACCATCTTCACTCGTCATTTCACCAATTGCATCTTCATCTAACTGCCATTGATTAACAGTAATGTGTTTTACTAAACCTTCTTCAGATTCTTCACAGTCTTTAAACATTGATATAGAGGCTACTGGAGGTTCTATACTTTTAGATGGGGGTCCTTGTTGTCTCATATATTCAATAAAAGGTGTTTCTTCTTCGGTAAGTTCCCTAACATTAACTGAATCACCCAATTCTCTTTTCAGTTCGTGTCCTAAATATTTATAATGTGCCATTGCAATATTTTCGAGTCTACTCTGTTCGGGAAAATCTTCGATTATTGCCGTATTAATCTCTCTACCAGACGATAATGCATATTGTTTATAATTATCAATAGAAATGTTTTTAGTTATTCTATACATTTTATCTCTTTCTTCAGCCTTTTCAACTACCGAAAGAACTTTATTGTATAAATTCACGGCTGCGCGTTTAGTACCTTCTTCTACTTTATCCTCATTAAATTTATAAACCTCGCAATTATCTTCAGGTACATCCCCTTCTCCTTCTTCCGACCAACATTCTTTCACCCCATTTCCTTCTCTACATTTTTCAACCATTGGTCGACCACACCTTAAAAGTGGGGTTTGTTCGACTTCTTTAACAATTTCCTTACCTAAAAATTCAATATATTCCGCAATTTCATCTGCATCTTGTTTACTTACAACACGTTTTGAAATAGCTTCAGAAACAAGTGGTTGTTTTAAAACGGTAACCATAACATCAATCATTTGTTCCATTAACGTACCAACGATTGTGAGACCATTATTTGTTTCAGACCTGTAGTATTCGCGGTAATTTTCGGCGTTTGCGATTCTACCTTTAATTTCTTCGAGTTTATTAACAGCTTCAACTACTTCAGTTGGGGCATCTACTGGTAATTCTGTGGGTGGTCTAGACGCAGGAGGTTTAGACGCAGGAGGTTTAGACGCGACAGGTTCGTCTCCTGATTTTTTAAGAATGTAAATAATTATCAGTATAAGTATTACTGAAACGGAGATTCCTACACCTATTTTATGTTCTCGTTTCATTTATACTATACTATTATTTTTTAATTGAGTATCCTTCGACTTGTGGTTCTATTGCTGCCAAATATGGTTTCCATTTTATTTTTATATCTTTTGCATACATCACTTCACCGTGTACTTCATGCGACCATTTTTCCGCGTTGTTAGGGCACCCAACTTTCCAGGTAAAATCATCTACAAATCCAATCTTAATTTCTTTTGATTCTTCGTGACCGTCCTCGTATACGAGTATAGATGTCATATCAAAACTTACATGGCCCATTTTAAATTTCTTTATATGAACACCATTTTCAGTTATTATTTCACCTCCGTCACCTTCACTGAGTGCACTGAGTTTCATTTCGAAACCTGTGATATATTCTGTATCTTCACATTCTTTGTATAATTTTATAGATGCAATTTTATCACTTTTTAACGCCTCGCCAACCTTTTCCTTTATATTACCGGTAGATTCAACTACTTCACCAGGAATCGATTGTAGTCCCCTGATAACAGATACCATAGAAGCTGCACTCGATGAAAAGCAGCAAAATACACATAAGCACCACAGTCCCATGAGCGTTCCTGCAGTTTTGAGAGTTGCCGCATTCTGGGCTATTTTTATATTTGCGTTCGTCATATTATATTATGTTTATATTTAAAACTGAAAACCTATACTTTTTCTCGTGGTATGACTGCCTACATAATGCCAAAATAAACCTTCTTTTGGTATTACAAATTCGTTTATTTGCCAACCTTTTTTATCATATTTTGTAATTATCTTATCCAGTTTATAATCGTAGTATTTAAAAAAACTTTTATTAGATTCTTGGGCCCATGTGAGGTATATACGTTTTCCCGGTGAATTACTATTTGTATGCCACCCACATCTACTTCCAGGTGGGTAATAGTATATTCCACGATGATCTACATTTTCCTCTTTTAATGAAACTTGTAGTTTTTTTATTATACTATTTATTATATCATCTGCAAACTCATAATTATAAACGATTCTATTTGATTTACATATGTTTGCTTGGGGATATGGTATATCTTCATGTATATTTATTTCATTTCTAAATTCTATATCTGGGTCATAGTCGAGTTTATAATTTAAAGTTTCTGACGAAAACATATGATGAGTATTACCCCATTCTAGTTTATCTAAAAGATTTAGTTCATCTTTAAGGAGATCAAGGAGATCAATCATATTTATATACGACAAAAAATATATCTCAACATACTATAAAACATGAGTGAATTAATGCTCGATGATAAACTTGCCATGGATGATGCGAATCCATTTGTAGAATTTATGCCAGGTTCGAGTCGTCAACCACACGACTTTGGCGAATACGTTGCACCAGAAGAAGAAAAAGAAGAAGAACCATATAAGAGTCCTGCATGTGATGTAATTTCAAAAAATGTAGGTAGACCAGGGTACAGTGAAGAAAAATGTGCTTTATCTAGACCACTTATTCCAGGAAGAAATATAGATAAAGGGTTTACAGAACGTGGTTTTTTTCACCAATCTGAAAATGTAGAAAAGATAGCAAAAGCTGTAAAGGCTGGTTCAACTAATAACTTTATATTGAATCTGATTAGTATGTTATTTCTGATTCTATTAATTGTAATGTTCTAAATAATTTTTCAAGATTATATTTATTTGTAGATGTTTTTATAACGTCTGGAAGTACATCTAAACATATTTCTCTTACGAGTTTTTTCTGCCAAGAACACTTTTTATTGATATATGGAGGTGAGAATGTCGGATCTAATATTTTTACAGAATTCATAATTCGTATGAGTGAATTTATATTTTTGTTTTCGAATAACACATTATCTAATTGAATTAAAACCATTTTATGTATAGTTTCAAGTGTTTTAATAACCATGGTATCGAGAAACCTTTCATAACGAACAAGACTCTTATCATTATAATTAAAGTCACACGTTGTTACTGTTCCAAACGTATCTACTAGATTTTCATAACCTGCACCTTCTTTGTATTTAGAATAATAAATTTCAACAATTGTTTTATTTTCATCTATATCGAATATTTGATGACATTGGTCTACAAACGAGGTCATATGTAAAAAAATATATAATTACATCTTTAAACCATTCCAAATTTCTTTTCCTTTTCAAACTTAAGTTGACATTTAAGTTTTTCTAAACTATCCTGCTTTTTAATATCCGAACCAGAACACTCGTGTATTTCTAATTGAATACATCTAGAACAAAAAGATAAATTACAATATTTACATGGTATTGGAATACCCTTTTTTTTACATTTAAAACACGGCATTTAAAAACAACCTAAGTTACCTTTAACTTATATTTTTTTTAAGTTACAATGTATACAACTATTGCAAATAATACATTTTCATATTTTCTTACTCTGAATGAGTTTAGAGAAAAGATAAAACGGGAACATCCCGATATCGAACCATCATGGATTAAACTAACAACAATAACAATGATTTCACAATTTAAAAAAAATATAAACATACAGTTTTTAACGGATTTTTTTAAAGAAGATGGTTTGAAACTAAAAAATGTAAAGAAAAGCGAAAAAAGTAAATTTAATTGGAAGATGAAGGATACGACATTTTATAATCAAATATCATTGGTATATGAAGATCATCATAGTACTAAATCTGTAAAAGTTTTTCCAAATGGGAGTATACAGGTAGCAGGATGTGCCGATTTATTTGATTGTAAACGTGTTATTAAACAATTGTCATACATGTTCAGTAGAATTCTTGGTAAAGAATATGTTATACCAGAAGACGCATTCCGTGTTGTTATGATTAATTCGAATTTTAGTTTGAATAAAAATTTAAACCTTATTCAAACGGCTCAAAAATTTGAAGATGCAACACGTATAATACAAACTACGGGAGAGAGGGGTGTTTTTAAAACGTCGTTTGAACCAGATAGATATTCTGCCGTTAAAGTTAAATTTAAACCAGCGGAGGACATGAAAGAAATTACGACGAGTATTTTTAGTACAGGTAAGATTATCATTACAGGTGCAGAAACACTCAAAGAGATTGCACTTGCTTATAATATCATTATATCACATATTCTTCATCATAAAAAATCTATAATCGTTTCGGATATAGATCCATTAAAAAAAGAAATTTTCAACGTGGCCTCAGGATACAACATAAATGATATTATAAAAATGGCAACTGATATAGGACATAAATCGTGGATAGATACTATTAAAAATAAACAAATTAATTTCTAATGTAATACTAATATATAAGATGTCTCAAAGACTTGGTATGGCCGATGGTCGATGTTTCACAGTAAACGCTTCTAACCAATTACTCAACAACTATCTCATGAAACAGAATGGTATCACATTTGAAGATAATTATTCGTTTCGTAAAATGCTCCAGCAAAAGGGCCCAGAACTTTTGAAACCAGTACAAGATTTACAGGGTACTGAAAAGTGTGGATCTTGCGATAAAGCACTTCTCAAAGTTCCAAATATTTATTAAACACGTACGATAAATTTCAACTTTTAACTTCTTTAAGTTTTGTAGAGAATGACACAGTGTGCCATATGTCTCAATGAGGTAAGGCGAACAAGGAAAAATGAACCATTACGTTGTGGTCATTTATTCCATTCACATTGTCTACAGAAATGGAAAGATAAGGGTAATCAGAGATGTCCAATTTGTCGTAAAATTTTCGATTGTGAAAATTTCAGGGTACAGATTACCGTACATAATTTATTCGAAGAAACGTCAAATACGGTAACAGTGGATAATAGTGAGTATATTTTCAATGCACTCGATATATTTTTCGATGTAGGAAATCAAACCGATTTATCAAGTCTTCTTGGTGATTTTGGGGTGAGTGTGTCCGACCTTGATTCCTCTGTTCTTAACACAGAATGAACTACAATATTTTTTATAGCTTAAACCGGGATAATTACGAGAAGCTGTTCTAGGATCTTGAATACTTTTACCTTTCGCATCCACTAATAACGGACCAGTCGCCCAACCCCTTTTATGACTAAATATATTTGCTTTAAATTTTAAAAGCTTACCAGGCACAAGTTTTCCAGATCTTTTTACACGGCTTACAGGAACCTTGAAAAATTTAGCTATACTTTCGTATGTATTACCTTTTTTTACTTTATATTCAACGGAACCATGTTGTTTATAAAAATGAAAATCACCTTGTCTGAAATAGTTTCTTTTATTTCCGGGTGCTACAAACATCATGACTTTAAAATGGTTTGGTTTACATTTTTCATTTGCTTTTGCCATATATACTTTTTTAGGATTATCCGCAACAACTCTTTGAGGTAACCCTTTACAATGTGTATATGTATGAGAAAGATTACGTATACCAGCCCGTTCACCTGGTATACTTTTTTGTAAACGCATACTTTCGTAATCTCCTACTGCATATGCGTAACAATTATTATTGCCTATACCAACTGTACGACCCCATAATCTTTGGGTGTAGTTTGGTTCAGAACCACTCAGAGGAAGGGATGGTTTCTTCATTACTAATATCATAGAAAAAAAATATTGGTAATAAATAAAATGCTCAGAGATCTCGCAAACGCTAAAAAAATGAACGACGTCTTAACAGAACTTCTCATCTTCGTTCTTTCCATCCTTATCAGTACATTTGTACTTCGATTTGCATGGAACCAATCGCTTGTTAAACACATAACGACTCTTAAACCAATCAAGACATTCCTTGACGCGTTTATTCTTTCCCTTGCCATATCCGTCGTTAGAGGACTTTAATTATACTTCTTTGTAACCAACAAACTTTTCACCAGTTGGTGATTTGAGTTGTGGAAATGACTTAATTCCGTCGCATTTGCTTTTTTCGCAATCGACGAAATTGTGATTAATCCCTTTCTTTTTAAAATAATCGAGTTGTTTTGTTGTCCATCCACACCATGTCGTGCCATAAACGGTCCATTCGCCACCATTGGTAGATTTTTTAACCTGACCTGTTTTCATAAGAATAATTGTGTTGATTACACCGAGAATAATAAATGGTAACTTGTTCATTATACTTATTTAATATATTTTATTTTTAGACTCTGACATATTTGCGCTATTGTCTTATCCTTTGTCTGGATATTCATGGAGTTTGCAATTTTAACAAGTTCACTTTTTTTATACGATTCACATTTACGCGTCCCAATTTTAACATAACCTTTTTTAGATAATGAAACTTTAGGTGGCGGTTTATTTCCACCATGTTTTACAGTAATAGGCTTTGGTTTGATAGGCGTTCTACCTATAATATCAAGAATTTTAGTCAATTCCTGTTTTTTCTCTCTGTACGGTGAAAAGTATCGGTCTTTGAATATTTGTTTAAATGTAGGTAAATTTCCGTGGCCTACAGGACTCATTCGAAGTCTATAATTATTGATTTTATGTGTATTAAGACCCAAATATTCTGGTGGTAAAATGCGTTCTATAAACTGAATAGTTTCTGCACCTACATAAATTCCTTCAGTTTTTAATAATTGTCTTACAGAATTAAGGAAAAAATGAACGTCATACATGTAATTTGATTCTCTGTATATTCCATATTTAATTTTAAATTCACCCGAATCAATTTCTGGATTTTGTATACCACTTATACATGAAAATCCAAAATCATTTAAGGATGCTTCTATACCTATATCATGCACTTTTAGAATATTAGTATCGTCAATTTTAAACCTTCGTATACCTTTTGCTTTTACATTGGTATCTATTAAAATATTTTCTGTATGTAAATCGTGATGTCTAAAAGATGGATATTTTCTATGAATTCTGTATAAATTATATAGTATATGTGTAACTATGGTTCTAAGATGTATTGGACGAAGTGTTTTTGCATTATCTTTTACAAATTTAGTTAAATTTCCACTATTTGCATATTCTGTGTAAATAATGGAATATTTATCACATTTTTGATATGCATACATACGAGTTCCACTCAATTTTTCTATACGTTTACCTATCTTATATTCATACCTAGTTGGATCATTTGATACTTTTATAGCGACAGGTTTTTCACATTCTTTATCTATACATCCTAGAAATACTTCACCCATTTGCCCTTTACCAATTTTACGTAAACCTTTTTTACTACTTAAAGAACCATTAACACTAAAATTGGTACCAGGTTTATAAAACACTTCATGTGGTTTACACCCAATACCTTGTATAGCTTTTATAACATTTTTTCCCAATAGATTTCTTTGAGATTGTGTTTTTACATTTTTTTTATCTCTTGAAATAGATGCAATTTTTTTCAAATCGTTAATGTGACGTTCACGTTCCATACTGGTATACAATAATATTTTATTCGTCAATTTCTTCTTCGATGTATTCATCTTCCTCAACTACATCATTATTATCGAGACCCTGGAATGCAAAAGATGGTAATTTTGAAGATTGTTCACACAAAACTTGCGAAAGGCGTACACTTACACCAAATTTATTATCGATAAACCAAATTTGGTTTACATCGACAATACACGCGCATCTCTGACCTTTTTCAATTTGATCGACTGAAATCAATTCACGTGCCGAGTTATATGCTTCGGCTAAGAATTCACCTGTCTGTTTGGTCATAATCTTGAGCTTGAGGGTATCAGGATAATCGTCTTTACCCTGACGAACGAGTGGTTTATACAGGGCTTCACGAATAACATTAATATCATACGCTTTTCCAAGCCATTCTTTTGAGTTATCAGCAACTGTCTTGATGATAATTTCGTCAAGTTCCTTTAATTTTTCAGATAATTCCATAGCCGGTTCATTATCTTTGTCAAATGATAAATCAAGTGAATATGAAGTTTTATTTGTTGCTTCATCAGTAAATGCACTCATACCAAATGGTGAACGCATAAACGGGAGTTGTAAATAGAGTTTCTTTTTACCATCTTGTGCATTAATATACACAGTTTTTCCACCGTTCTTATTTTTCTTCATCTTCGTGAAGACAACAGACGACGGATCAAATTGTTCGGAAACTTGGATAATATTAGACATTGTATTTTATATATTATATAGGAACCCAAACTTTAAGTCGGTTTTTTTTCTCAATATACAATATATAAAATATTCACAATGGGTCTTTTTAAAGATTGTGGTTGTGGATGTGATGGTAAGAAACAGGAACAAAAGTTACTGATTTCTATCATGTCTGCGTTAATTTTCTTTGTGATTGCAAACCCTGAAACATTTCGTACAATGCGTAGGGTGTTTGGGTCATGGGTTTCCAGCCCAACTGGATGTCCATCTACAAGTGGTCTCGTACTTCATACAGTCGTTTTCATGTTAGTTACATGGGCTATGATGAATATAAAGCGCGAAGAGTATGCTCCATTTGAACCAATAGTAGAAGAAACTGTTGGTCCATCGCCAGTACCTGGTCCATCGCCGGGTCCATCTCCACCACCTCAAATGGTTGATATGCCATCACCATTACCAGGTATATCAGAGGAACAATTTACTATGTTGGATACTGGTAGAGAATTAGGTTCATTAGATTTAACTAACGACGGTGAGGCTGTTACATGTTCGTGTTCTGATGGTAGAAATGCTGTTATAACACCCTAATTAAAAATCCTCATTAAATTCTATATTTTCTGTATCTTCGTCCATTTTACCATAATCACCGACACGTTTTTCAAAAAAATTTGTTTTACCGTCGAGTGATATATTCTCCATAAAATCAAAGGGATTTTTTGTGTTCCAGATTTTATCGTGACCCACTTGTTTAATTAATCTGTCTGCAACATATTCTATATATTCGGACATTTTTTCAGAATTCATTCCAATGAGACTACATGGAAGTGCATCTGTAATAAATTCCTTTTCGATTGAAACTGCATCTTTTATAATTTCTTCAATTACAGTCTTAGATGGTTTATTTTTCAACATTTTAAATAGTTCGACTGCAAATTCTAAATGCATACCTTCATCTCTACTTATAAGTTCATTACTAAAACATAAACCTGGTAATAAACCTCTCTTTTTCAACCAGAAAATCGCGCAGAAACTTCCGGAAAAGAAAATGCCTTCAACACATGCAAATGCTATTAATCTTTCTGAAAATGGTCTATTTTTATCAAACCATTTCATAGCCCATTTTGCCTTTTTCTCTATACACGGAATTGTCTGAATAGCTTCGAATAATTCTTTCTTTTCCTTAGAACTTCTTATATATTTATCTATAAGTTTGCTATATGTTTCTCCATGAACCATCTCATTATGTTCCTGATATGCATAAAAAGATCTAGCTTCTGTATATTGCACCTCACTTGCAAAATTATCATTTAAATTTTCAAAAACTATTCCATCTGAACCTGCAAAAAAAGCTAATATATATTTTATAAAATGTTTTTCATTATCACTTAAACTATTCCAATCGTCCATATCTTTGGAAAAGTCAATTTCTTCAGCGGTCCAATTAGACATCTGTGCCTTTTTATACAAAGACCATAAATTTTCATGTTCTATAGGAAATACAGTAAACCTACTGAGCGTTGGTAGAAGCATTGGTTCTGCCTCTTCTAAAAATTCCTGAAATTCAAAGAAGTCTCCAATCAGGGTACCATTTACAATCAATTGTGGAAATGTTGATGCTTGTGCACCACATCTCGATTTTAGTTCTGTTTTATCGATTATTGTTTTTTTATATTCCAGGTTATAGTCCTTACAAAGGTTTTCTGCGTGTTCGCAATACGTACATCCATTTTTGGATAAAATTTCAACTCCCATCTGTGCTAATACCTGTAAATATTTTTGTCGTAAATCTTTAGATATGATTAATATTTCTGAAATTCAGCCTGGAGATTTAATCAAGGTCCTTGTGAATTTAGAAGATATAGAAGATGAACTGTACGCGAAAGTAAAAGAAAATAATAATGATTACCTGGTTGTTTCGTATTATTCAGAGACATCCATGACGTATAAAGGTGCTTGTTTATATGAATATGAAGAAGATAAAGATGAACTTGTTCAAATGGATAATCTTTCAGAACATCATCAATCTCCAGAGTATTTCGTAAATATTCAAGATAATTTATATGCAATGATAGATGAAATAAATTCAGATGACGAGAGTGATATAATAGATGATTCTGATGATGATGGTAGTGATCTAGACGATTTTATAGTTCCGGATGATGTTATTGATGGAATTGTTATTCCTCCATCAAATCATAAGACTATAGACAAAGAGTGGTCTGAATGGGAACCGAGAAGTCCTGGTTCTAAAAGATTTAAGGATATGGTAAATTCTTTAGAAGCACAAGCAAAAATACAGGCAGATGAAATGAATTTTTAAACACCTAAGTGCGATTTATATTTTTATGAATTTTAATACTTCATTATAGAATGGAAGAATTGGCTGCTATATGGTCCGAAGTGGACAAACTTTTAAAAAAACCAACGTTAAAAAGGCCAATTAATACATACACATGTAAAGAATGCAACGGTACAAAAGTATTTTCAAAAGAGGGTATGCCAACATGCTCTGATTGTGGTTTAGTTGATACAATGTTTATAGATGAAAGTCCGGAATGGACAAGTGGTGTATCAGATGATGGTAAAGTAAATGATCCATCTAGATGTGGAAATCCAAATGCAAACCCAGAATTGTTTTCAAATGAATGGGGTAAAGGAACTGTTATCATGACGCAAAATACATCTACGTATGAAAATAAACGAATGGCTAAAATTAACTTTCATCAATCAATGAATCATAAAGATAGAGCGTTATTTCATGCTTATAAGAGTATTGATGAAGCTTGTCATACATTACCTGATAGTGTTTTAAAGGATGCAAAAATGATGTATAGAAAGTTTAATTTAGAAAAATTGACAAGAGGTGCTGTACGATCTGGAATAAAGGGCAACTGTGTTTTGTATGCATGTCGTTTATCAAAAATTCCAAGAACGACAAAAGAGATTGCGGATATGTTTGGTATAAATAGTAAAGATATTAGTCGAACAACACAAATGTTCACAGAAACACTACTAGGTAAAACCGAAAAGAATTACGTTACTCGACCTTTTGATGTCATGAATAGATTACTTAATTCATTTACCGTTACACGAGAACAAAGATTTAATTGTACAAAAATGTGTTCTCAATTAGAAAATTGTTCTGAACTTATGAGTAAAACACCAAATAGTGTAGCATCAACTATTATATACTTGGTTCTGAAAGGTAGTTTTACAAAAACAGATGTATGTGAAAAGTGTGGTATTTCTATACCAACTATAAATAAAATTGAAACTATAATTAAAAAATACTTAGAGGAATAAAACATTAAATTTATAATATGAAGAAAATCTTTTTAAGTACCCCATGTTATGGAGGTCTTTGTTTAGAAAAATACATGATTAGTATTATTCGACTTCAACTTCTTCTTATAAAAGAGGGTTTTCAACTTATGATTGATACAACAGAGAATGAAAGTCTTGTTCATCGTGCTCGTAATGTTGCAGTTGGAAGATTTATGCAAAAGACGGATGCGGAATATTTTATGTTTATAGATGCAGATATAGATTTCGATCCATTATCTGTTGTACGTCTTCTTCGTTCTGGTCATGATGTATCTGTTGCGATTTATCCTAAAAAGGTAGTAATGTGGGATCAGGCAAAAACTGCTATAGAATCTGGTGATACTAGAAATATGGCTATGCTTTCTTCGAGTTTAGTAGCGAATATAGGTGCGCAACATAGACAAGTGGAAAATGGTTTTGTTGAAGTATTAGATGGTCCAACTGGGTTTATGGTTATTACTAGAGAGGCATTTGATAAAATGCACGAGCATTATAAAGAAGAATTAGATTGTGTAAACGATCATCAAAATAGAGACTTTGAAAAATACTGTGCTTTATTTGATTGTATGATAGATCCTGACAACAGAAGGTATCTTTCTGAAGATTATGCATTTTGTAGAAGATGGCAGCAAATGGGTGGTAAAATATATGCAGATTGTAATACAACATTAGGGCATATAGGTAATTTACCTTTTAGTGGGTGTCTTAAAGATAGGCTTAAGGTTTAGAATTAATAGTATATTATGAGATTTGCAACAATTATCGTAACGCGTGGAAATTCGTGTCACGTAAAAACACTTCATACTATTCTTAGATTTAACTTAAAGTGTATGCAAAGGGGTAATACAGAAAATGAAGTTGTTTTTGTAAATGAAGATCCTTTTGAAAAAGCTGATATGATATATAAATATTTAAAAACACACGATCGTATATTTTTCGTAGATTTTGGTATTAGTGTTGATGATGATTCTCTTGAAATAGCGTTTGACAAACATGACGGTATTGGATGTATGGTATTTCCAGGTGTAACTGAAGGTATAGATTGGGATATGTTTAAGGAAAAAGTAAAAAAAGGAACTAAAGAACCAGTAGAACAAATGGGGTTGCATTTTGATACAGAGGTTGGTACTAAAGTCTCTGGTGATGTTTATACAGTAAAAGAAACATCCGCAAAAGCATGGGTTATGTTAAATAAGAACGTAATGAAAAATTTAAAAGATAGAAAAAATGGTTCATTTAAAATACATCCAAGAATGAAAACTATGTTTATGAAATTTCAAGAAGCTGGTATAAAAATTCATGCATATACAGCATCTAAGTTGATCATGACATATAGTCATGAATGTATAAGTAATATATTAAACGCAGCTGGTGTTAAATCAAATTAAAGAATAGAGTAATTATATAGAACATAATGGCACGTGTATCTGTAAAGTCGGGCGACCCACTTTACAAATATGCGATTTCTTTTATGGAATCCAAATGGGGTACTAAAAAAGGTATTTTTCCGGGGTGTCAACCTATTTCAATAGAACGACAACACTTTGGTATACTTTCAAAAAATGATTATGTTGTTTGTGAAAAAACGGATGGAACACGATATATGATGCTTGCATTTATATACGAAAATCGAAAAGTGTGTGTATTCCTAAATCGTGCACTCGAAATGTTTACATGTTCACTTAATTTTAGGCGTCCAATATATGATGGTACTATTTTAGAGGGTGAATTATATGATAACGTATTTATGATTTATGATTGTTTAATGACATGTGGTGAAGTTATAGGTCAACAAAATTTTTTGGAACGTTTAGAACATTGTGAAAAAACAATAAAAAAGATGATGGTTTTAAAAACAGATCCAATATTTTTAAAAGTTAAAACATTCCATCTTCACCAGGATTTTAAAGAATTTATGGATGTGTATCTTCCAACTGTTAAACAGGAAATGGATGGTCTTATTTTTACTCCTATAAATGAACCTATACGTACAGGTACACATGAGACTATGTTTAAATGGAAACCAAGGAATAAAAATACAATTGATTTTAAAATAAAGAAGTCACATACTGTAGAAACACCTGGGTGTGAACCTGGTACACGTGTATGGAAGTTATATATACAAGATAGGGGTAAACTTATACATGAATCACAAATACCTATTGATCGTATGTCGGATTATAAATGGTTGAATGAAAATGATATTGTTGAATGTATGTATGTAACATGGGAAACTGGACCTTTATGGTGGAAACCTATAAAAAGAAGAACTGATAAAACGTTTCCAAATAGTCGTCGAACATTTTATAGGACTTTAGTGAATATCAAGGAGAACATTCAGATGAAGGAGTTTTTAGATTGTATACCTGGACGTAATGACTATCTTCATTAGGTAAACCATCGAGTTTAAATAATTTATCGTCATCCTGTACAATCCAATCTTCTTTAAATTTAGTCATCGATGTGTAATGACCACCCCATTGAATACCTTTATGAATTATAGACCCACATAACTCGTATCCCAATTTTAAAAATTCATCTATCTTTACTTTACTTTTTTTATCGAATGATATAAGTAGAATTTTAGGTTTTTTCGATATAAAACACCTTGTTGTAGCTACATGATGTTTTACATTATCATTATCAATATAACCTTCTATTGCATTCCATTTATTTCCTTCTTCAATCATTTCATCTACACTTTTTATCTCTTTTTTCATATTTAAAATATGTATACAAAACGGTATTTTAATTATATTTTTACTAACAGGTGATATTGTTACTTGTGTTGTTTCTCCATAAAGTAGTTCTTTAATTATAGGGTATTCTTTCTCGAGTATATCTATAATACATAATAGAGCGTCCTGAGCGTCATGTGGTTCACCAATTTTAAACCGTGGAAACTTTTTTATAAATTCTAATAATAATGGTTGTATTGTAAATATTTTAGATTCGTGTGTTGAAAAATATATATGAACTATGTTTTCATATATTTTTGTAAAAGGACACTCACCCTTGTATTTGTTATGTAATATATATTCTGATACTTTATGTATATGTAGAAAACACTGTATAGCTGAATTAAAATAACACGTATTTCCGATATTAGTGAAGCCGTGCATCTGAAAAAGGTGTATAAAAAAGGCTTAAGAAGAAGACGCGATATATAAATGTAATAAAAGAATGGACGTTCATAAAATATGTGATACAATCGAACCTATTCTTAATAAGTTCAAAAATAATGAATTTATTGAAATGGAGTTTCGTCTCGGTAAGTATAATGGTACATTTTTCGATACGAATATAGGTAAGGATATGTATGTTAAAATGTTAAATGGTCTTAATAAATATACCGGATGGGATCGTATTGTTCAGTCAGAAACAGATGTCTTTTTCCGTGAAAAGGATAATCTTCGTATAACTATAGATGAAACTACGAATGAAGAAACTATTATAAAAAAAGAAAGGGTGCATGTTGAGGATTTTAAGAATCTTAAGGATACACCTTTTGATATAAGATTTTGCATTTCTAAAGAGACTCCGATGGAACATGATTATGATAGTGAAATGGATGGTAAAAAAACGAAGACACGTACTTCTTTTTTTCGTAAGAATGTATCTATTGATATGACTTCTGTGTACGGAAATGTTCATGATATGGATTCAGAAGATCCATATACATACCAGGTTGAATTTGAAATTATAAAACCACAAAGTGTTGAAGATAAGAATATGATATTTAACATTATCCATAAAATAAAAGATTTATTTAATATGTTAGAGTAAAGTAAATATGTTAGCTTGGATACTTATAGTTATAATTGCATTATTTTTACTTTATGATGTAGATATTACAGGTGAACGTGTAAAAGTACATGGTTTTACTACAAAATACTTTTATATGTCGCATGGAGAATCAAAAAATGTATTCGAAAAAATGAAGAAAGATGGTCTACCTGATGAGACTATAAAAGAATTTATTATGATGGAAGATAGATTCCTTAATCTTGAACGTCTATCAGTTTGTACACAAACATCTCGTAAAATAGAAGCATTTGGTCTTTCTAAAGAAATAAAAGAGAGATTTCGTGGATATGATTTTTCATATCATGCTAATCATCTTAAACAGATTTCTGAACCACATAAACTCATAAATCGAAGTATAGTATGTTTATAAGGTATAAAAGTGTTCTTCTATGTGACCCAGCTTCCATTTCATATAGGTTATCATATATGAATATAATGAGATTTGTATCATCTTTATCCCTATGTTTTTCTAAATAGTTTTTAGCGTTATCAGTGTTTATAAATTCATCCGTACAATAATATTTTATTTCTAATTTTCCCATACCTGACTGGTGTGTTTCTCTTTCTATACGTATATAATCTGCTATAGTATAAAATATAGCATCTATTATGCTCGACAAAATATAGTTATTCCAGCGTTCTTTATAATCGATAATGAAGCCATTTCTATTTTGTCGGACACGATTTAATAATAATTCTCGTGGATCTTCCATGTTTATTTAGTTTTGCGTTTATTCTTTAAGGCTTGCGGAAAATTTTGTTGAAGTTGTCTTTTTATCTTAATATATCCTCTCACTTTGTTACTATTAAGTGGTGGTGTTTTTGGTAAATTTGTAACGTATTTTATGACATTATTTACCATAGTATTACCATATTTACCATATAATTTTTGAGCTTCGTTTTTAATGAGTTTCTTTTTAAGATCCTGTTCTTGATTAAGTTTCATATTCTTGACCATAGCTCTTTTGATGTCGTTCGCGACCATCTTTTTTATAACACCGTTACGTGTTGTGACGTTAAGAGATTTATTCTTTTCAGCTTTATTTAATTCTTTCTTTACATCACGTACATTTTTATCCAAATCCATAACTTTACCATACTTTGTCATCCACTTTTTACCATACATTTTAACAAGATCATTCTTGATACTTGTATTATTAATACGTCGTTTTTTATTCACAATATTTCTATTTCTTTTCAAAAGAGCTCTTTCCATCTCGTTTGCAAGTGAATTTGGTGTATTAGGTGTTTTTGGTTTATTTTGAAGTTTTTGACAAAGTATTTTTACAGTATCTTTATCATTAACTGTAATACCTTTAGATAATGCTATGGCAACAAGTTGTTCTTTTTTCATAGTTCGACACAATTTATCATCAATTTTTAAATTGGATGTACCTTTGTTAATTGCATCGAGCGCCGAACATATAGTTTCTTTTGTATTTTTCTGTTTTACACCAACTACACCCAATTTTTTAGCGACATCGAGTAAGACAGGTTTTGTAAGTCTATTACATTTACGTCCACCTATTTTCATAACACCATTTTTATCGTATGAAATAGATACATTTTTAGTTGTATTCTTTTTCTTTTTTGATGTAGTTCTTTTCTTTGGAATTTTAAAACAACAATCTGAACCTTGTGGGTTTTTACGTACTTCGAACCCACTTTTACATGGTGGGCGTCTAGGTTTTGGACATGTAGAAGCTTTTATAGTTCTCTTGATTGGAATTTTTGGTGCATTTACATTACGGTTTACTAAACCCATGGTATATCCTAATACATGGAGTAGTTTTGTCATATCAATACCTATTTTATAGGCCTTTTCAAGATCATCTGGATCGCTTTCACCTTGAATTTGAACTACACCCGAACCAGTTTTTCCATATTTAGTCGATAAAACGAAATTATGGTCTTTATATGTCATATATAAAAATGGTGTTAATTCAGGTTCATAACTAATACTTTGGGCTTTTATTGGGTTTTGGCTTGTGATTCTTGCTAAATCAAAGTTTACATTAGTATTAAAGAAACCTGCAATATTGTTATATTCAATATCATTATACAAAAACTGATGTTTTTCTGTATACGTATCAATTATATATTTACGTAAAGACTCTGGTTGTCGTTTAAGGTTTTTAGATCCTAAAAACCCACCAGAAAATCGAATTTTGCCATTACTGTAAATTACAAACGTGAAATTTTTACGTTCCATACCATCCATCATATATCCACCTAATTGTACTGAAAAGAACTCTTTATTCAAATCACCTTTTAATCCAAAATTAGATGTATGTATGGCACCAGTTTGAAATCTTCCGAAATAACCTTTAATTTCATTAAGATCTATGGTTAAACCAGGTGCTATTTGAGCATGACCTTTTGGTTTTTGTTTTAAAATATATTGCATATTTACACGCTTTTCATCCTTTGAAAACTTTTTGTTTACAAGAACATTATACATACCCGGGTTAAATTTACCAATTTTAAGACCACCTGATGTAGTAGACATAGATGATGGTTTGGATGTTTGAATAGAAACATTCGAATTTTTTACGAATTGCCTGGGATCCATATCTTATTCTATTATGATATTTTATTTACATATCGTTACTATATCCTTGGATTTCATCTTCGTTTATTATATCAATTCCAAATATAAATGACTGTTTTTTACATAATTTACCCTTATATGTTAATATATCTTCTCTAACTTCTATATCACGTTGACTAAATGGACCAATGTAAAAATCCTGGGTAAAACGTGGTTTTCCAAGATTATTTGCTTGACAATGTGAATTAAATAATGCAACAAATTCTTTTTGGGGACAGAATAAATCTGAACCGTATTTTACAGCAGTTGATTGTAAGAAGTTTTCGAGTGTGTTCGCCACTGTTGCAACTTGTTTCTGAACAGTTTTAAAATACTCTGGTACAACATTCCAAATATCCTTATCTGCATATTTTTGTGCGTATTCGAGATATGCTCGAATACATTTTTGAAGTATGATAGGCAATTCGTCATCGAGTTTATTTTCAAGCGTTGGGTCTGCATTTTTAACTTGTTTTCCAAAATTCCACGTGAGGATACGTCGTAAAACACTTCCCGAATTATCTTTCCAATCTGGAATTTCATTTCCACCAAGCACACCGGGCGTTTTCCATTCAAATGATTTAGCTTTTTCATGTTTTACAGCTATAGAAACATCTTCACCCGATACTATAGATTGGAATTCTGCTTGTTCGAGTTGTAAATCACCTTTTACTTCAGGTGCAATAAACATGAAAGCATTATAAATAGAAGATAAACCAAATTTCTTCTCAACATTATTTGAAAGTGTACTTACATCATCCGCGTTATAAAATCTCCGAAAAACTTTAGTGATGAGAGTAGATTTACCTGAACGTGCAATACCTTTTAAAAATGGTATAATTTGCCATGCATCCATATCATTTACATCAAAACATAAACGACCACCCATAACATACATCCATTTAGATACTTCTGAATCAAATTTTTGATAATCAAGTATAGACTGAAAAAATGGTGTTGGTATATCATACCAATTTTCTATATGATCATAATCTGTAAATTCCTTATTGAAATATTTACAACTTACAACCGTTTGATCGAGGTTTTTAAATTCACGTGAATCATATGTATAAAATGACGATTCATATAAACCTGTTTTAGCAGACCATTCCTTTCCTATAAAAATACCATTTGTAAACGACCAAACGTGTCTATTTTTAATGATCTCAGGAAACTGCATATCTTTACAGTTTGTTAAATGTCGAATAACATCGTTATATACAGAACCACGTGTTGATAAATTTTTCCATAGTTCATACCTCGTTTCTTTTTGAGCTACACCATATACATATTCCTGAATGGTTTCAATCTGTTTCCAGGCGCGTGTATCTTGATCATCATCTGTTTTAATTTGGGTACAACAATATCCCTTGTATCGTTTTATGTTCATTTCGTATAGGTTTTGTAAACATGCAAGGATAGCCTGTTGATATGGGACTAATTCATCTATATTATCAATGGTCGAACATCTAAAGATGGATGGGTCTGATTCAGGGTTAATTGGGACGTATGTTGGGTTATTAATTCGTTCATGTATACGCGCAGCTCTAAAAATGATTTGCCATGCATCGTCAACTTGGTCTATAAGACGGTTTATACGCATAGATATTTTCATATCTTCGTCATCTTCTATATCCAAAAGTTTCAAAACTTCAGCCCGATGATACATTTGCCCTAATTGCATTTTTAAACGTTTATGATTTCCAGAAACAAGTTCAACATCAAATTTAATTGGGATACCCGTTTCAGGGTCCAGATCCTGAGGATTTATAAAATTTTTATATCCGAGTTGGAATGATACCATGCTATTATCTGTGGCATTAATATCCCACATATCTTCCAATTGAGATAGAAGGTGCATAAACTCTTCAGGGTTGAGAGATTGAATCTGGTTAGACCACATAATAGCATTGGATTCACGTTGATTTGATTCCGAACTAATAAAATGCGTTTCATCCATTTTCTTTTATTTACATATGATTATTTTTCTTAAGTTTATTTTTTTTGTAAATGAGATAACATTTTTATTAAAATTTTATTTTGGATCTCTATCTGTCTTGATATATTTACCAGAGCAGAACATACAGTTTCCCCTTCTTCGGTTGCAAGTACCGAACTCAGCAGACCACCCATATCCATTACATATTGTCCGTCATTTTCATCTTCAAACATAATATTATCTTCATCGTCTGTCATTTCAAGTTCAAGTTCATCAATAATGGATTCTTGATCCTGATCTTCACTTTCATTATTTTCTTCAATTTCTTTAATTTCATCAGTTGGTTCAAGAATTGTATCTTCTTTGTCGGTCATTTGTATTTACCAGGAAAAATCAAATTGTGTTTTTTCGCGGGGGTCACCTGAAAAAAAAATCTTGGTATATAGTACAAAAAACAAACAAAATGGCCGGTGGTCTCATGCAACTCGTCGCCTATGGCGCCCAAGATGTCTACTTGACTGGTAACCCAAAAGTCACTTTCTTCCAGGCGGTTTACAAACGCCACACTAACTTTGCGATGGAAAACATCGAACAAACTGTCAACGGTACTGCCGCGTCCGATGGTCGCGTTTCCGTCACGGTCGCCAGAAATGGTGATTTGATCGCGGACATGTACGTTGAATTGCAAGCTGCCCAAGCCTTCGATGCTACTGAAGATGCCTGGGTCGCGGAATCTGCGATCAAGGATGTTGAATTGTCGATCGGTGGTCAAAGAATTGACAAGCACTACCAAAAGTGGTGGAGATTGTACGCTGAATTGTACTTGGATGAATCCAAGAAGCAAAGCTACGGTAAGATGACTTCGGCGACTGTCGACAACTCGAAGGTTTACTTGCCATTGATCTTCTTCTTCAACCGCAACCCAGGATTGGCCTTGCCATTGATTGCCTTGCAATACCACGAAGTCAGAATTGACTTTGACTTGTCCTCCGCGTACGGTACCAACTTCGACTCGTTCAAGGTTTGGGGTAACTACATCTACCTTGACACCGAAGAGCGTAGACGATTCGCGCAAAAGGGTCATGAATACTTGATCGAACAAGTCCAGCACACTGGCACTGATGCTTTGGCGGCCTCCGGTTCCACCAAGCAAGTCAGATTGTCGTACAACCACCCAGTCAAGGAATTGGTCTGGTGCACTGACCTTTCCTCCAATGTTGTTGGTGACTTGAACGGCTTGTGGAACTTTACGAAGACTGCAGTCACTGTCACCTCTGCGTCCTCCGTTTTGGGCGGTTCCGCTGAAACGTTCGTTGCCCCAGCCTCTGCGGGTGCCCCACAATTGTTCTTGAACGCCTCGACTCAATTCGATGAAGACACGTCTGGTCCACTCGACACCTTCAAGTTGGTCCTCAACGGTCAAGACAGATTCAAGGAACAAGAAGGCAAGTACTTCAACTCGGTCCAACCATTCGTCCACCACTCCGGCTCCCCAATGCCAGGTGTCTACGCGTACTCCTTTGCGCTTAAGCCAGAAGAGCACCAACCAACTGGTACCTGCAACTTCTCCAGAATCGACAACGCCCAAGTTTCGGTCAAGACTTCTGAAACTGGCAGAAACCTCCACATGTTCGCGACTAACTACAACGTCCTCAGAATCCAATCCGGTATGGGCGGTCTCGCGTTCTCCAACTAAGCATACCTTAGTTTATTGATTTTAGAAAAAAATAAAATTTAAAAAATAAATAAAATTTAGATTTTAAAATTTAGACCAAATTTTAAAGTTTAATTTTGAAATAGTTTTGTATTTTTTCGAGTATGTACCAGTTTACTTCCATTTTACCAGTTTCAATTTTGTTTATGGTATCTAAAGTTTCACGAATTCTATGTGCAAGTTCAACTTGTGTATGATTTTTCTCTATACGTATACGTTGAATTTTTTTACCCATTGTATTATCCATATTAATACTGATTAGAGTTTAACACCTAGAACTCGACGCAGTTTTTGCATAATTTTAGGATCTGGTATAGCTTTACCTAATTCGTATGAAGAGATGATGTCTGATGATACGTTTATGAGATTTGCAAGATCTTTTTGTGTATATTGTTTTGCGACGCGTGCCCTTTGTATCGTCAATCCGGTTTCTTTACTTATTTTTTTGTGTGTACCACCTGATACAGCTTCATCGAGTTTCTGTTCGGGTGTTTTACCAGAGTATTGACTCCTTTTAGGTAATTTGATTTCCTGTCCCATGAATTTAACATATTTTTCCTTTTCTCGTGATTTATCAACTTTACCACGAATAATAACTGGATCCCAATCCTGGTAATGATTCATTTTATTGTATATATACTTAAAATTTTAAGTAATAATATAAATATGTTAACTATTTATTATGCGATTGGAACAATAGTTCTGATATCATTCTGTTTTGCATTAAAAAAAGGTTGGTGTTTGTGTGGTGATGAAGATAATGAAGACGATGAGGAACCTCGCCCAAAATACGAACCCGAACTCCCAAGAGGGTTGTATTGGAAACACTAATAGGACCCGAAATCGTGATATTTTTTTAAAATATAAAGTATATGGCTTTTATACTTGAAATAATAATACCTCTTATATTATTTGGTTTTATGTATAAAAATTTTGATAGATTTATGCGTTGTTGTACTCCTAAAACATGGGATGACCTTGATTCTGAAATATAAAGATTTAACGTTATATTATGGTAATGGAAGGTGTTTATATATTTTTAATAGTTTTGGGAATTGTTTACATTATAAATGTAATCATTGAACCAATTGCTAGATGTTATTATAAATGTTTCCCAAAAAGACGAGAATATGATATTGAAGTATAAAGTTTAAAACCTATGTATATTATAAATGATAGACGTCTATACAGATGGAAGTTGTTTAGGTAATCCCGGACCAGGTGGTTGGGCATATCTTATAGTTGGAACACTTTCAACTGTTGTTCATAAAATAGAAAATAGCGGTGGTATGCGTATTACTACAAATAATGTAATGGAAATGACAGCGGTTATAAAAGCTATGGAAAAGTGTATAGAATTGGAAATTGGAGATATTACCGTGTACACTGATAGTAATTATGTGCGCATGGGGTTAATCGAATGGTCAAAGAATTGGCAAAGAAATGGTTGGAAAACATCATCAGGGTATGCAGTAAAAAACAAAAATGAATGGATAAGATTGTTAGAATTAATAAAAATGTTCGATACGGTAGATATTAAATGGGTCAAAGCACATAACGGAAACGAAAATAACGAACGTGTAGATACACTTGCAAGGGAGTATGCGTATTTATTTTCTAAGAAAGAGTAATGGGAGTTAACACACCAGAACAAAACCATTGGTGTCCAAAACAGGAAAAACTACTCATAGGCTGGGCGGAAAAGGCTGCTGGTTATCGATGGCTTCATAACCATTCACGTATGTTTTATAAAAAACAAAATGACTGGTTATCATATCCATGTATAATTATATCGAGTATAACAGGTGTTGGTGGTTTCGCAGTTTTGAGTCCAAACGATGAAAGTATGTCTGATTCAAAAAAGCAACAAATAATAGCAGTCCAATACTTTTTTGCGTTTTTAAACGTACTTGCAGGTATACTTACATCTGTTTCCAAGTTTAATAATAGTTCAAAAATGATGGAAACACACTCGGCGATGTGTATTCAATGGTCTAAATTTTATAGGAATATCGAGATGGAATTATCATTAGAAACAGAACATAGAGGTGACGTGAATGAATTTGTGACGAAGTGTAGACAAGAATACGATCGTCTTTTAGACGATTCTCCGGATATTCCACCAAATTCCATAGATGCGTTTAATATAGCGTTTCCCGATAAAGAGAATAAACCTGACGTGTGTAACGGTTTGAACGTAATAGGTACGAATTTAAGTGGAGGTACAGATAGTGAATATAATAAACGTAAAATTGTTAAATGGTTAGCTAAATCTAGACCACAAACACCCGATTTAGAATATGGGAGAAGAATGAGTAAGGAGTTATCACATAATGATTTACAATCACATCCAGTTAAATAGGAAATCAGTATAAAGATGAAAATAGTTAGTATAGTAAAATGATTGAATATACAGAGTATTTGTTGCGCCTTGTTAAGGTTTTATTTGGCTTAGAGTTTATGATCGAATAATAAATATGATCCTATAGCTCAATTGGTTAGAGCGCGGTGCTTATACATTACTAGGTATACCTAAGTGACTTTATCGTCATGTACGCAACGCCGAGGTCGCGGGTTCGACCCCCGCTAGGATCATGTATTACCTTACTTTCTAACGTGTTAAAGATTTAACGCGTTAAAAAGTAAATGATTAGATTTTCCTCAATTTCACCAACACCCGAAGATAAACGTATTCAAATTCGTAAAAATGTTCTTGAAGGAACATACTCGAAAAAAATAAAAGTAGCATTCGAAACGGTTGAAAATCCACGTCTTCAGTATAGGTTTGCGGAAGCTATAGACGATGCAAATCAAATATGTGCAAATGCATCTTCTGATGAGTGTTTTAATGCATGGGACGAAGTTGACGAACTTGAAGATTCGATGATGCGCGCGGGATTAAATCTATTTCCAGACTATAGTATGAGATACGGGTCATTATTACGAAAAAATTTTAAATATCGTTTTAATATTCGTAATGTTGAAGATCATCACATTATTCCTGTACAGTTTAGACATCATCCTTTATTTGATAAAGTTAATTATGATTTAAATGCGAGTGATAATATAATTATGATGCCGCGTGAAATTGGTAATTTACGTGAAAATAGACTTACTCATAATGGTCCACATCATAAGTATAATAAATTTGTTGGTGATATTCTTGATTCTATGGTATACATGAAAAATCCGGAACCAGAATTTAAACAGTTTGTCGACTTTTTAAAAACTGGGTGTAGGTTTAGACCTCAAGATATACCGTGGAATTAATTACCAACCGTATTTGAGAACATCTGTTGTCTTCGCTGTGGGGTATCGTTTTGAGAAAAACTCACGTTTTCCCCAGTTACTGTGCCCTATTGTACTATTATGTGTACGATCGATGTGTAAACAATGTCTAAGATCTTTATAATATACACGTGCACCTCTCGCGATTATATCTTCATGTTTCATATCAACATGATTATCAATTGGAAAAAAATATTTATAATATTGTTTCATATTTTCTACATTTATGAGGTAACACTTTGTACTTGAAATCCATTTAATACGTTCGAGACCACTCTTATCACGTTTTTCTTCATCTGGATAACGTGATAAACAATGAAAGAAACACATTTCAAAATCGTCACCCTTTTTATTTATAACATCTTGTATTTCACGGTACACGCGTCTATCTTTTATGATAGTGTTATCTTCGAAAATAACTGCATATTTGAGGTTTTGATCAAAACATCTTCTGTAAAATTCCATATGTCCCATATAACATCCAATAGCCCCTAAATTGAAATAAGTAATATCTGGGCGTGTTTTATGTGAATTATAGTGTAATTTAAGAGCTTCACGGTAATATACTGGGTCGATAACTTTCTGGAACTTTTTAGCATTTTCAAGTTTCCGAGTATCTGTTCCGTAAATGATTTCTAATGGTATAGAATTATCGTAATGATCTAAAAATTTATCACGACGTTCGGCTGATGTTTTCAGGGTAAGAAGAAAACATTTATAGTCCGTGTTCTGGCGATAACGTCGAAATAGTAATGTAACGAGTACGAGTAGAAGGATTAATATTAATATTAGAACGAACATCCTTACTTAAAGAGTACAGACAAAATAAATATGGGTAGCTACTGTCATATAGTGGTTAGTATCTTGGACTTTGAATCCAATCACCTAGGTTCAAATCCTAGCAGTAGCTTATAACGATGCCGTGGCCGAGTGGTCTAAGGCGCTGGATTAAGGCTCCAGTCCGAAAGGGCGCAGGTTCAAATCCTGTCGGCATCACCCGTGCGATAGCTCAGTTGGTAGAGCATTGGATTGTAATTTACATAAATTATTATAACTATTCACGTAGTTGCTAAACTCCAATTGTCCCGAGTTCGATCCTTGGTTGCGCGACCCACCCATTATTTTCTCTCGTAACTCAGTTGGTTAGAGTGTGCGACTGTTAATCGCGAAGTCACCGGTTCAAATCCGGTCGAGAGAGT